CAAACGTTGCAAACGCAGGTACTTTCGACCTCGACGTTGACTCCAACGGTCGTTGGTCTGTTGAGAAGTTCAAGGGTCTACTCTTCCAAATCGAGCGCGATGCCAACGCAATCGCACAAAGAACTCGTAGAGGAAAGGGCAACACCATCATCTGCTCCGCAGACGTTGCTTCCGCCCTCACCATGGCAGGTGTACTTGACTACACCCCTGCACTCAACGCTAACCTCAACGTTGACGACACTGGTAACACCTTCGCTGGTGTTCTCCAAGGTAAGTATCGTGTATACATCGATCCTTATTCTGCAAACGTTGATTCCAACCAGTACTACGTTGTTGGTTACAAGGGATCTAGCGCATACGACGCAGGTATCTTCTACTGCCCATATGTACCTCTCCAGATGGTTCGCGCCGTCGGTCAGGACACCTTCCAGCCAAAGATTGGCTTCAAGACTCGTTACGGTATCGTTGCGAACCCATTCGCAGAAGGAACCGATCAGGGTCTCGGAAGACTTCTTGCAAACAAGAACCGTTACTACAGACGTGTCAAGGTTGCAAACCTCATGTGATCACAGTTCACATATTTCTTGGGGATCCTTCGGGATCCCTTTTTTTATGCAAATAAATAAAAATAAAACGCTATGACATTTGATGCGTTTGCGAAACAAATTTCAAATAGAAATTTCCTTTCGCCAGCTGGATTTAAGTTTATCTTAGCAAGAACCCCAAAGGTTGATTTCTTGGCACAAGCCGCGAATATTCCTGAGATCACATTAGGAACTTCAACTCAACCAACATATCTGAAGGATATCGATATCCCTGGAGATAAGTTACAATTTGGAGATTTTTCTCTTAGGTTTATTGTTGATGAAGAACTTGAAAATTATAAGGCTATCGACGATTGGATGAGAGGATTGGCTTATCCTGATTCCGTTGCAGAATATGGATCTTGGATTGCAAGAGATCCATTATCAGAAAATATCCCTGTAGATCCTAATATCTCAGATGGAACATTATTGATCTATAATAGTAACTTTAGAGTCAACACTAAAGTTAAGTTTAGGGGATTGTTCCCAGTATCACTAAGCACAATTTCTTTTGCTGCTGACCAAGTTGACGTTGAATACGTAGTCGCAGAGGCTTCGTTCAAATATAGAATTTTTGACATTGAATCTTATGAACCTTGAAATGATCCAAGATCTTTGGGAAAAAGACTCAAAGATTGATGAAGACAATTTACATTCAGAATCTACAAAGATTCCAAGTCTTCATTCAAAATATTATAAACTCTATAACAACATTTTAGTTCTCAAAAAAGCACAAGAAAATAAACTCAAAATTTTAAAGAAAGAAAAGTGGCAATATTACACAGGTAGAGCTGAACCTGATGTATACGCAAAATACCCTTTTGATCATAAAGTTTTAAAGGGAGATCTAGATAAGTATCTTGATGCTGACGAAGACATGATTAAATGTCAGACCAAGATAGATTACTTTCAAATGATGTTGGACTATCTAGATAGCATCATCAAAACTATCTTAAATAGAACATATCAACTGAAAAATGCAATAGAGTGGCAAAAGTTTATTAGAGGATATGACTGATATTGTAATTGGAAAAAAGAACGAAGTATTTCTAAAGTTAAAG